GGCTTTTCTTTCAGCTTCCTTACGTGCCTTACGTGCGTCAGCGCAGAACTTAAGGAAGTCGCCGTGAAGCCCTGGACGGCCTGTGTAAATCATAATTTGCTTGAGTTGAGCCTCGGCTTCCTTCATCTGTTCCAATGCCATGAACTCTTCGAGGTCTGACTCTACGCCAGGCGAGAAGATGCTGTTCTTCTTCTTTTGTAGACGCTTATGCATTGCGTCTTTGTTTTCCACCATTTTGGAAATGCCAGACGCCGCCGAGGCTATATCACGCCCAGCTGAGACCGTAGATTTCACGATAGCAAAGCCAGCGTTAAAGGCAGCGAGTTCTGCTAACATTAGTTGTCTCCTAAGAACTGCTCTCCTAGAAGTGTTAATTTGGTTGTTGGTATGACGCTTTCTGTTGGCGTTCAATCATGCGCTCGACTGCCTGACGTATGGCTTTGATGTTTTCATCTATACGAGCCATCGATACAGCCTGGTTATGTACAGCGTCCTCTACTCTCGCGAGACGCGCCTGGACTGCAATGAGATCATCTTTGTTGTCCTGTATGTCGCCAATCATCATCGAGACCGTCCAGACGATTGCACCAGCTTGCACTAGTAGACCGAAGATTAGGGTAATAGGCACAGACTTAGACAGATGCCAACTGTCGGAGGAAGGAGTTGGTGATATATCAGCCATTTAATAAATTCCTACATAAAGAATATCGTCGTGATTAAAACTACCTTGCATCGTAGATCGCGTAACAAACTTAGCTACTACTCTAATTTCATCACCTGGATTAAATGTTTGGGCAGATGCAGTTCGGAGAAATGCAAATGAATACCGTGTTGAGCCAGAAGTTTCTCGATAAGCATAATAATTACTATTAGTTTGTGGTTCCGTCAGCGATCCAACAGTGTAAGGCACTGTGGATGCTGTTTGTGTAACTCCCCCAGCCATTCCAGTTTGAGATGATCCTGTAGCCGATGCCAGTGTAAAGCCATCTACACCTGTCGCGGTTGTGTTGAGAGAATTACTGTATGACATAATTTCTACAAGAGCCAGCTGTGGATATGAACCGCTACTTGGATACTCATTGCTATACCCATTACCCGAATAAGCTGTGGTTGTTTGCCAACCTAAATCACTGTTACCAGAGGTCCACGCCCAAGTATTTATAACAGTGCCAGAGCTATTCAAATGCTGCACAGCCGCAATACAGACATCGTTGTAAAATGTCGTACTGGTTCTAACCTTTACTCCAATGTAAATACGCTTACTTGAGTTTACTGCTAACCCAGAACTAACAGGAAAACTATACACATCATAATTACCTGTATTGTCACTGCTCGTATTTGTGTATAGCACATCCAAATTGGCTGGGATTAAATGCTGGTCTATGGTAGGAGATGGTACGTCAGTAACCGTACAGGTCGTATTAAAGAATGGTATAGCGTTTGAATCGCTGTGTGACACGTAAACTGTAAAGCTTTCTCCAGTTTCTGGGGATGTCGTATCTGTGTTGACATCAAATGAAATACTAACAGTCCCATTGGTCATCTGCACAGGGCCATAAAAGGTACTTGTGTTGATACTTAAATCTGCGCTGCTTAAACCGCCGTTACCTATGACAGAATAATAGAAGTCGCCTGTGTTTGAACTGTTAGTCGTATCCGTAATTGTTAATGTGTAAGTGCTTCCCTCAGTAATCGAAGTGGGGGACGTAGCAGTAAGACCACTGCCTACTCCAGGTAATGTTGTTGATGTATCAGAGATCTCAATCGCAAAGACACCGTCTGTGTTACCAGCTGGTGTGACACCGTCAAATATAGAGTTAGTTACGCTTATCGCCCACTGGTTAGTTAATTGGAAGTAATCTAAATAACTAATCCTAGTTATCCACTCAAACTTTTCGGTGTTTTCTGTCAGCAAGTCAGACTTTATTGGTATGTCAACAGAGTAAGAAATGCGAGGGTATTGGGCACCAGTTGGCAAGGTAGCTGTCATTGATGCACCATCAACAGTGGCATCAAAATCGTCTACAGTGTCAGTTGTAGCGTTTAACCAGCTGTATATGTTCACATCAGTTGAACTATTACCCAATAATTTACCTAGGTTATTTATAGTAAATGAAAACGTAGCAGTCTGACCCTCATTGAAGATTGGTTCACTGTTTGCATTGTTTTGTCCTGTGCCGCCTGAGATTGTAACTGGCTGCACATCGATTGCCTTAAGAAGACATGGAATTGTGAACAATAGATCATCAGCTGTCCTGGCTGCGCTGTTATAGATCTCAATGTCAAACGGTAAATCAGAAGTGCCTATATGTATAAACTTAATTTGCCACATTAAATTATAGACAGTCAAAGACACACCGTTAGAGTCTGCCATTGGTATTGCTTCTTTAGGTAATGTTGTCTCCATTGAAGCACTTGTATTAGACGGCATATTTGTTGAATAGTTTACAATGTTTGACCAGCTACCCTGTAAATCAAATAGAGCTTGAAAGTCTGTCCCGAGCACAACCTTTATATAAAGATCACTGTCTATGCCTTGGATTGTTAAAGTGTGTGTCTGAAAGAGGTTTTGATAAAAGGTTAAGGTGGGAACAACCCCACCAGGAGCTATAGGTGCATCACTTGTAGTTCTGTGTGTAGTTGCTGTCACATACAAGCTTCCCAAGAAAGAGTTTGAATTTGATGACATTGTTCGGAGCGCTGGTGGCACAGGCCATTCTTCATTGGTAGCGTGATAGTATTGGTCTGTTAGTTCGTAGACACCGTCACTTGTTGCATTCAAAGTAGGTGGTTCTGCAAGCTCTGATGTTACAAAACCTGTGTTACGTCTCATATGCAAAAACCTTTTTATTTAAGGGACTGGATAAGTTATATTTCCTTCTGACATATCCTGTGTCACGTTAGTGGTAGGGAAATATCTGTCTTTGCCCCAAATGATTCTAATAGCACCCTGTGTGCCTGGACCGCCGCGCCCAGCTGAGTCATCTTCTGAACCTGAGCCACCACCCCCAAATCGTTTTGCAACTTGTGAAGACATGGAAGATGTAGACCCATTATAAAATGTAATATCAGTTTGTGTGTCTCTAGAACCAGGATTACCATCAGCGTTTGTACCAGAACCAGGAAACGCGCCGTTTGATCCTCGACCAAATGGCATCGTACCGCCACCACCATATTGAAGGTTAGCATTAAGGCTGTTTGTAGCTTTAGCACCTGAGCCACCGCCGCCAGAGCCAGCTGTAGCATTAACATTGTTGCTAGAATAGTAGCCACCATTTCCCCCATTTCCAGCGTAGCCAGCCGACCCACCACCGCCGCCTCCAGCATTTCCAGACGAACCTCGTCCACCGAGGCCACCCGAATAACCTGTTCCACCAAAGCTGTAAGTGCTCATTGCTGTTGCTTGACTTGAGTTAGAACTATTAGCGCTAGTGCTTGCATATCTGCCCCGTCTGCCGCCGTAGGCTAATATTACGTAAGAAAAGTCTGTCATGTCATACAAATACGTATCACCGCCAGTGCCACCTTGTTGCTGTAGAAGCCCGCCGTAGCCACCAGTGCCAACTTTTAGTTTATATTGATGCGTGGGATTTAAAGATAAGTTGTTGATGTAATGGAGGTTACCCCCGTTTCCACCGCCCCCTGAGGTGCCATTATTTGAGCTCGTCGAGCCTGATCCCCCACCGCCAGCCCCAATAGCTACGATGCTTACGTTCCAGACACCTCCTAAGAGCCAATCGCTATCTGGATAGAAAACATACTCAGTGCTAGAGCCAGCTTCTTGCCACCAAAGCTCTCCAATTGGACTAAGTATGTGTGGGTTTCTTATACCTCTCACACCAGATGCACCTTCGGGTCTAGCAAGAGAATTACCTATAAGTCCATTGTAAAAACGATTGTTGTAGGACATATTCTAGCCCTTTCTATTCAATCTCTTCGTAACTAACGTGTGCAGCTAGATCGAGTGATGTACTACTCATGATTTTTAAGTCTGCACCCTCCTCAAGGTATAAAGATGTATCTTTAGAAATGAGCACAAGGTTTGTTTTTGCTGGTACTGTAATTTGGTAAGCTAGATAATTGGACTGACCATTAGCGTCATTATGTTGGACACTAACATCAGAACCAGATGTGCCATCTACGTTAGTTATAATTAATGTATTTACCTTAAGAACTTTGTTACTGCTTGCTGCGTTTGCTAAAAGAGTTCCTAATGAAACAGGAACTACAGCGCAAAGTGATTTACCTACCATTGAGGTAATATTGACCATATTGGGTGCTGTCATTTTTAATTATCCTAAGATTAGAGACATCGCTATGCTGCGACCTTGCGTTTGAATTGTACCTGAGTGATCAGCTGGCGTTTTGATGATGCTTTGTTGTGATACGTTTTCGTTTGCTTGTATCTTGGTAGTATATGCCCAACCAGCAAAATCAAGCTCGTATCCAGCAGTAGCTCTTGCTCTAAATTCTTGGGAAGATACTTGTCGCTGACTAAGCTTTGTGTCAAATAAATCTAAATGGTTGTGACCAGCAAGTGTGCTAGGATCTCCTAGGTTCTGACCGGGCTGTATCAAAGCGCTGCTAAAAGTGATATGGCCTTGCCCTAAATTAATACCGCCGTGATTTGCACTAAAATAGTTTTGCCCAGTAGCTGCCCTTATAGTGATTTCATTGTTTTTAGTGGAGGTACTTAACATAGATACATCGTCGTTAAATGAAGATGTTGAATTAGCAGTTATGTTACCGTCGATAGTTACAGCATTTGGAATGTTTCCGTTGAGGTCACCCTCGAATGTTCCAGCTTTAATTGTACCTAAAGTAGCACTTGCGTCAGCTAGGTCGATGGCTCCAGCTGGCACGGGGTCATATTCACTTAAGATTGTCCACTTAGCTTCTGATGCATCATAGAAGAAACCTGTGTGCGTATAGCCTGTACCAGAGCCACCAGTGTTAAAGTTAGTGAAGAACCCACTGTCGACATTTATTGGGCTTGCTGTGCCTGTCCAGACGTCATTCAAAGTGTGGCCTGTAGTGGAACCAAAAGTAACTGAGATGTTATCTGCACTATGTATTAGCTGCTCAGATCCAGTGATTGCAACATTTGTAACAACGGTAGTTGCAAAGTTATCAACAGAGACAGCAAATGTATCGGGCGTTCCTACACTATCGATTTTAACATAATATGTTGTTGGCGCTGTCCCAGTAAAGTGACCAGCAAAGAATGCATCGTCTAAACCAGTGCCTGTGAAAGTAGTACCAGCCTCACCAATCGCATCACCCTCATTAGCTCTATAGAAAGGAGCACCAGCCGTAACGTCTGCCGTAGAAACAGATGTGGTCGTCCCGAGCACTGTAAGGTTACCATCGACCTGTAGGTTATTACCGATGTGGGCTGAAGTCTGAACTCTAAAACTATTCACTGAGTGGTTTTGTTGGTTGACCAGGAGGATACCATCAGTCGCATGCGATTTGACAACCCACCCGAGACACATTGGGTAGTTTGGATAGAGAGGCGATTGGTTTTGCCAGGTGCCAGGTGTTAGTCCAACAAAGAAGTTAGTTCCAGCGAATAAGCTAGATGTATCGACCCCGTGCAGCTGTCCAGCTATAATACAGTATCCGTATGCGCCATCAGCAATATCAGCCGCTGCTAATCCCTGGGCGTTATATGCAGCCTGACTTGTAGCATCTGCGAGGCCAACCTTAGGAACATCAATTGTCCCAGACACGTAGTTAGACTGAAAGAAAAGTGGTGCACCCTTAGGTATCGTCGAGCCTGTGTCGTTGTAAACGCGCTGGTGTTCTTCAATGCCAATCTCATGAGTAACACCAGATACATCAGAGTAATATGCAAGCGTTTTCAAATCGTCGTCGTAGAATATGCGACCTTCCTGGGCAGACGGGTTAGCACCAGATACAGGTGTAAAATCATTGTAAGTTGTTATTGTAGACGAGTTAAAAGTGACATTGTCAGTTGTAGCTAATCCCTGGTTGATTGCTTTTACTGAAGTTTCATCTGTTAACTCGCTGTCCATTAAAGCACCAGCTGATTCAACAGTTGTAGCGTTTGTAGGTTCTCCACCAGGTGTAAGACCATCAAGTTTAGTCTTATCGGCGGCAATCATGTAGCCATTTGTACTTGTTGTCACTGGTGCGTTTACTGGAAACCAGTTGGTCCCGTCGTGGATATTTAAATAATTATTACCCGTATTTAAGTACATGTCTCCAGCCGTTAACGCATTACCATTGCCATCAGTGCTTGGATTGGTTGAGCTTGATCCTATGTAGATAGATTGAAAACTCTCTAAGTTAGTTTGGCTTGCATTCTTATATGACAGAGTATCATCTCGATACCCTTGTGTTAAATCTCTTGCACTCTCAGACGCTGCCTGAGCATTACCAGCGCCAGCCTCTGAGGAGATTGCGTCACTCCTAGCTGACTGTGCTTGGTCTCTATATTGCTCTGCTAAGTCTCGAGCATCAACCGCATCCTGGGCAGCTGTTGTTGCTGTACCAACTGATCCAGAAATACTACTGACAGATGCCTGAGCACTATTGGCAGATGCCTGAGCACTATTGCCAGATGCTTGAGCAATGTCTCGCGCGTCTTCGGCTAAACCCTGGGCTGTTTCCGCTGCTTCTTTTGCAGCCTCAGCTGCGTTCTTTGCGCCATCGATTGCATTCTGGTCGTTATTGGTCAGACCAGTACCAGAGTAAAATGAAGACTTAGGCATATGTTTTAACTTTCAATGTATAAAGCTACAGGTTGCATTGCTTGTACCGTTCCACTGGTTTCAGCGTCGTTTGCTTGCTCTTGTACTTCAGCCATAAACTGAACAAACTTGCCTTCAAACAACTGACCACGTTCATCTAAGAAGTAGTCGCTGGCGTAACTTAGAGCGCCATAGGCTATAAGATCTGAGCCAATAAGTGCCAGATCATTCTCGTCACTGTCCTGTGTCATGTCTGGAAAAGAAGCATAGTAATTCATAGTCACAGTGCCGCTGGTAGGATATGGGTATATCTTCATAACTTCGCCCTCTCGAGCAAAAACCTCTGGTTTTCCAACTGCACCAGATTGAGACATCTCAATTAACTTAGCCAGTGGCACTCGAGATAGGTTTGTACTGTCATAGTAAAAATCAGTAATCTCCAAGAAATCATTAGGTACTGTTAGAAATGAAGTAGAACCAGTTATATTATATGTGTTTGTTTTTTCCATCGGAGGTATACGCAGAGTGCGTTCTATACGGGCAATAGCTTGGTTAATAAAAGTATCAGCCAGGGTATTGCTACAGTCCGTCCTATTGATTAGGGCCAGGAAGTGCGCCCTGATTTCACCTTTGTTCATTTGTTATCTCTTCTTTGCTGTTTTTGCTGCTTTACGAAATGCGGCATTAGTAGGAGCGCCTTTAGCGCCCTTTTTCCGCATCTTCTCGCCACTGCCAGCTTTAATGCGATTACGTTTTGCAGCAATGTTGGAATATAAACCGCGTTTTGCCATCATTAAATCCTTTTGTCGGTAGCTAAGAAGTAGTCAAGGTTTTCGTTTTTAAGCCGTTTTACTATTTCTGAGCCTGATGCTTCCCAAAGGTTAAATCCTTCGCGCATCCACTTTTCGGCCACTACAGTAGGTATTGAGGCTACACGTAAGAACTCGCCTGACGGTACATCGCTCGTTTGGTTTCGGGTGTCTTTTAGATCATCTAAGAAAGCTTTTGATATGTTCTGCGAGTGCTCTCGCATCACTCGATCATTGTCTTGGATGAAGTTGACATCAGGGTCTATTAGATTGACCTTATTCTTATCCATTATTGTCTCCTTGATAAATAAAAAGAGACCCACCCAAGTCGCCAGGTAAGGAGAGCAGAAACCTGGTTAAAGTGACGAGGGTGGGCCTCATCTCGTTAGGTCTTATGAAAGACCTGTGATCTTGACTGAATCGCCGAAGTTCATGTGCTTACATGAATATTCGCCGACGATACTGTGCTTGTCAGAGTCGCCTGTGGCGGCTAAGAGCGTTCTAGCGAACGGACGTAGTACCGCTGTTTTAAACATAGACGGGTCAACTAGCAGAGCATGGTCTGTTGCTAACTCGCGGTTCAATACAACGCGGTATTCGCCGTAGGGCGACACATAGAGGTCGATTGCATTTACGAGGGTTTTACCCTGTGCAATCTCACGGTTACGACCAGCTGAACCAGCGAAACCAGCAACGATTTGAGCGTCACCTGGTTTGATCATAAACGTGTTTACGTCTGAGCCGTTGTTGTACGCAGTTTCACCAGCTGTAAGAAGCTTGGCTTCTGTCAGTGGGTCAGTTGCGTTTGCACCAGCGTCGACAGCTGTTGAGATCTGATTAAGCAAAGATGCCATTTTACGGGCAGCTGAACCTGATCCTGTTACGGCTGCTTGATCACGACCAACGAAAGAAGCTTCAACGTCTTTCTTGATAGCTTTTAGAGCTTTAGAAAGTTGATGGGCTGTTTCTTTAGCACGACCATATGTAGCAATCGCATCAGCGGTTTTTGAGACCTGGAAACTCTCTTCCATGATCTGGGTTGTGTTTGAACGCATTGTAGTAGCGACGAGAGTTGCCATTGTCGCGTCGGCTCCTTCGACGATTGCGTTATCTGCGCTGGAATTTCTAATGGCGTCCTCTTGCCATTCAAATACTCGAGCTTGTACTTTCTCTGTTTTCATCAGAGTAAACATGGGCGTACTTAGGGGACTAATATCTGTGATGATATCTGAAACGTCCTCTTTTTTACCCACTTGATCGTATGTAGTATACGTAGCCATTGTGTGGTTACCTTTTTCTAGATTTGGTTATTGAACTAACGCTCCCAACGCGCCATTAAGGCATCAGTCACATCATCCATATCCGTACTACTTCGCAGACGTTCTCTAGCTTTCTGTTGTTTAGCTCTTTGATCGTCAGATCTTGTAGACGGGGACTTTTTAGCTTTCAGAACTCGACCTTTTGACTGCTTGGTCTTAATGACTTTAGCTTTTGCCTTCTTTGTTTCGGCTGTAGCTTTAGTCTGATCATACAGTCTAGCTTTGTTGAGTATCTTGATGACCTGAGGGTCAACATATTGATCTACTTGTTCTTGAGGTAATCCCTGGCTGACTGCGTAGTTACGAATGTCATTGTACAATTCGTCACCCCAATCGGGCAGGTCATTTTTCAAGACCTTGATGCATTCTGTGGCTGCTTCTTGCACTTGCTTTTGTTGTTGTGCTTGGGCGTCCTTGTAAAATGCATTAGATTCTTCTTGTAGAAACTTTAGATCTTTTTCAGCTTCCTGAGATTCACGACGGAATGCAGCAAAATCCTCAGTGGACATCTGTCGACTAGCGACAAGCATGTCTACTTCGGCGTAGGGCTTCATCCGCGCTTCTGCTCTTTCGAGAAGCTTCTGATAGCTTATGTGTGCCTTACCGAGGGCATCCTCGGCTTCTTTGCGTTTGGCAGCAACTTCCTGAGACTTACGGGTCAATGATGCTTCTTGTCCATGAAGACGTTTAAGATCTTTTAAGGATGCCTGTTTGACTTCGCCGTCCACCGAGATTTCAACCATAGTATCATCAGATAGCAAAACTTCCGTTTCATCATCTTCTTCTTCTGTTTCTGGTTCATCCGGGTCTTCAGTGTCATCGTTATCAGGGTCCTCGTCAGTTTCTTCTACTTCCTCGTAGTCCTGTTCTTCATCATCTTGTGTATCTGATGTGTCCTCTTCAGTCTCTTCATTTGAGGGTTCATCAGTCGCCTCTAGTTCTTCGTTATCCGCTGATAGGTCTTCACCGTCAGCCCAACGATCTAGAATGGCATCCGCTGCATCTGACAAGTCGTCGTATGCAGTGGGTTGAGTAGCTTCTCTGTTTTGGACGTTTGACATGGTCCTATGCTTCCTCTTCGCTGTTGTCGCGCTTGGCTAGTACTTCGTCTCTGACTGATACTTGCTGCTTCAATGTGTTCACCACGTCTACAAGTGCGCGATAGTGGTAATAGGTGATCGAGCGCTCTTTAGATTGCTCGGGAGTTGAGTTGACAAAGCTCTGGAATGTTTGCTCCACCAACTTATTTACAACTCGGTTAAATGGCTCGGACTTCAGTAATGTGTCTGCGTCGTTGCCGTGGTTAATGAGTTCTTGCTCATCCATGTGTCTGCTCTCCTGTGTGTTAATTACTTTTTAGGTGGACGTCCTTTTTTGGACCCATAGGTGCCTTTACCTTGTGGCATAGGTTCACTCCTCTGTTTGTGATTGTGGACGGCTATAATTAGCCAGTTGGTGATGCGATTGCTCTGACGTCGTCAGCTGTTCTCGCAATCTCTAGTTCAGCATTATCGACCATCTGTTTGTGCTCGAGTTGTGCTTCTTTGAGATCTTGGTTGTCAGACTGTAGTGCAAACTGTTGTTGTGCCTTCATCTGCTCTAACTGTAGTTTCATTTGTGCTACCTGAGCGTCCATCTGAGCCTTCATTTCAGCCATCTTAGTTTGACGCTCTTGTATTTCCATTTGCTTTTGTTGCATTTGCATTGCCATTTGCTGCGCTGGATCAGGCTGCTCTGGTGGCAGCTGTTGTGGATCTGTAAGATAGTCGTTTACGTTCTTAATGCCATTCTGTTCCATAACGTGGGACATAAGCTTGTACTGATTTGGTGCCTGGTACATCTTTGCCAGGGTTGGGTCTTGCGACATCAATGCGTGTAACGCCAGGTATTTCTGTGCTTCCTGTTCCTGTTCGCCGTACCCGAGGTGTAGCTCGACAGTGACGTCTCGTTTCTGACCCCAAGAAGCTGGGCTGACCTCTACGAAGTCTCCGGCTATCTCCACGATCTTGGCATTTGGTTCGTTCTCGACGACCAGCTGGTAAATCATTTGATACAGAGGCTTCAGAAAGTTGTTTGCGAAGTTACGCGCGATAATCTTTTGGCGCTATTGTGACATCGTTGCAAGCTGTTCGACCATTGCAGCTGAGTTTTGCTTGCTGATAGCGTCCTTGTTAAGGCCCTGTGATAGACGTGAGACGCCTGTGGTGTCCTCTTTGTCCTCATCCAGCATCTGTATTGTCTGGAAGA